AATGACTTCCGGGTTGAGGTAGCACAGCAGTACACGCACAAGAATGACCTCCGGGACATTATGGTGAATATTAACGAACGATTTGATCGGATCGAGAAAAAGCTCGACCGGATCATGGAGACTAAAAATGGATGAAAGCATGATGATGAAAAAAGAAGGCCGTGGTATGGCTAAAGCTGACATGCAAAAAGTGGCCTCTAAAGCCGTTAAGGGTCACGAAAAGCGCATGCATAACATGAGGTCTGGCGGTACTGCTTCTAAACGCGCTGATGGTTGCGCTATCCGTGGTAAAACTAAAGGAAGGATGGTCTAAAGTGAAAGAATCTAAAGAGATGGTCAAAAAAGAAGTTTCCTTCATGAAAAAGAAGGGCGCTCCTAAGTCGATGGTTAAGCATGAAATGGCAGAAGCTGGCATGAAAAAAGGCGGTATGGCTGCTTCTAAAATGGGTAAAGTTAAGACTGCTGCTCCTAGCCGTGATGGTGTTGCTATGAAAGGCAAGACCAAGGGCAAGATGGTCAAGATGGCCAAAGGCGGCATGAAGAGCGGTGGTTACTGCTAATGATGCCCTCACGCGGGATGGGTGCGATCCGCCCATCCAAGATGCCTAAAGGGGAAACCCGAACCCGTAAGGACGGGGATAAATTCACCATGTACAAAGAAGGTGGAAATGTCTCTCGCGTGAATGAAGCAGGTAATTACACCAAACCTGGGATGCGTAAGTCTTTGTTTAACAAGATAAAAGCCGGTGGTAAAGGTGGCGCGCCAGGGCAGTGGTCAGCCCGCAAAGCACAAATGCTGGCCATGCAGTATAAAAAATCTGGGGGCGGGTACCGTGATTGATTTTATTCAAAAACAGCTTGATGCATCTGAGCGGCTATTTAATATGATGGCCGAAGACCACAAAATGCGAACAAAAAATTTGCAAATGTGGATTGAAATGAACGAGAGCTTTCAAAAGAAGCTAGATCAGCGTGATGCAGAGATTGCGGTTTTGCGTGCTAAATTATCTCAATACGAAGTAGTCGAAAGAGTGTAAATGAAAGCCCCCCAGAAAAGTCTAAAGGACTGGACTGACCAGAAGTGGAGGACCAAAAGTGGAAAACCGTCAACACAGGGTCCAAAGGCAACTGGGGAACGATACCTCCCAGAGGCGGCGATTAAGGCCCTCTCACCAGCAGAATATGCGGCGACTACTAGGGCAAAACGAGCAGGAAAAAAGGCTGGAAAGCAGTTTGTTGCCCAGCCAAAATCAATCTCTAAAAAAACAGCGGGGTACAGATAATGGCTAAGAAATTTCCAGACCTAACCGGCGACGGTAAAGTAACTCAGGCAGATGTCTTAAAAGGCCGTGGGGTAGAAATGAAAAAAGGCGGTTCTGCTAAGAACTGGATAAAAGAGGCAATTAAGAAGCCTGGTGCTCTGCGTGAGCAACTTGGGATTAAGGGCAAAAAGCCTATCCCCGCTAAGATGCTGGATAAAGCCACTAAGGCTCCCGGCAAGCTGGGGCAGAGAGCTCGGCTGGCTAAAACCCTGAGGGGCATGAAGTGACGACTTCCGGCACCAACCTATTTAATCTTGACCTAAACGACATCATCGAAGAGGCGTTTGAGCGCTGTGGTGTCGAGGTTCGTACTGGCTATGAGCACCGTACCGCTCGCCGGTCTTTGAATCTTCTGACGATTGAATGGGCTAATCGAGGCATCAACCTGTGGACTATCGAGCAGGGCCAGATTGCCATGGTGCAGGGACAGATCGTTTATAACCTACCTTTAGATACGATTGACCTTTTAGATCAAGTTATTAGAACCCAGACTGGCGTTGAGCAGACAGACATCAACATTAGCCGCATTAGTGTTTCTACCTACGCTACGATCCCCAATAAGAACGCTCAGGGCCGCCCAATTCAGGTCTGGGTTAACCGGCAGTCCGGTGAGACTTATCCGGCGGGGAGTAATTTTTCTCCTAACGCTACGGCAAATCCAACGATTAACGTCTGGCCAGCACCTGATCAAAACAACTTCTACACATTTGTCTACTGGAGACTCCGCAGGATTCAGGACTCTGGGAACGGCACGGCAACTCAAGATATCCCGTTCCGCATGTTGACCTGCTTGGTGGCAGGGCTTGCGTACTACCTGTCTCTGAAGATTCCTGAGGCAGCAAACCGGATTGAAATGCTGAAGATGGCTTACGAGGAACAGTGGGCTTTAGCTTCGTCTGAGGACCGTGAAAAGGCTTCTCTTAGACTCGCTCCTAGAGAGATGTTTTACTAATGCCTACTAAATTTGCCTCTGGTAAACGGGCCATATCGCAGTGTGACCGCTGCGGGTTTCGTTACAAGCTAAAAGAACTTAGAGAGATCGTCATCAAGACCAAGAACACCAACATTCTTGTCTGTCCGACATGCTGGGAGCCTGATCAACCACAACTCCAGCTGGGTATGTATCCTGTAGACGACCCCCAGGCTTTAAGAAACCCAAGGCCAGATACGACTTACATTACGGCGGGTAACACGGGCCTACAAATTGATCCAGGATCAGGTCCTTTAGGTAGCGGAGACAAGTCAGGTGGTAGTAGAATTATCCAATGGGGATTTGCTCCTGTTGGCGGGGCCCAGGCTTACGACACAGACTTAACTCCAAATAATCTGGTGCTCGGGATTGCCTTGGGCACCGTCACAGTAGCGACGACCTAGGAGTCTGTTATGCATAATATGCCCAAGAATGTACCAATCGTTCCCAGTAAGAACGGTTACCCAAACAACATCCCCAGCACCCAGACTGTTAAGACTCGTGGCACCGGGGCTGCAACCAAAGGCACAAAGTCTTCTAAGAAGCTCGGATGAACTACGCCACTTTGTTCAAAACAATTCAAGGCTACGTTGAGAACGACTTCCCAGCGGAGACGCTCGCGTCTTCAACGGGCGGTACGGTTAGCTTTACATCTAAACAGCAAATCGACACGTTCATACGACAGGCTGAGCAGAGGATTTTTAACTCGGTTCAGTTTCCTGACTTCCGTAAAAACCAGACCGGCACAACGACCGGCAGTAATAAATACCTAGCCACTCCGGTTGACTTTCTTGCTCCTTACTCTTTGGCGGTGGTAAATCCAACTACCAGTGAGTATGAGTATCTTTTAAATAAAGATGTAAATTACATCCGGGCGGCTTACCCCAATCCTGCCACCACGGGGATTCCAAAATACTACGCTCTGTTTGATAGCAATACATTTATTCTTGGGCCGACCCCGGCGGCAAACTACACGATGGAGCTGCACTATTTCTACTATCCTGAGTCGATTGTTACTGCCGGTACGACTTGGCTTGGCGATAACTTTAATTCTGCTCTTCTGTATGGTGCGCTCATTGAGGCGTACGTCTACATGAAAGGTGAGCCGGATGTTATCGCAGCGTACAATAAGCGCTATGAGGAAGCTATGATCCTAGCAAAACGCCTTGGAGATGGTATGGATAGAAGGGATGCATACCGATCCGGGCAAGTAAGACTTTCGGTGAACTAATGGAAAACACCAGAAAAAAAGCTCTTTCCGTTGGAGACAAAGCTTACTTTACCGGCATGCCGTGTTTGCATGGGCACGTTTCTTTTCGACGTGCAAGTACTGGGGAGTGTTTACAGTGCCGCACAATAGCGGTAAAAGCATGGCGCAAGAAAAATGCTAATAAGGTTAAAAAACATAATTCCAATCAATACATTAAACACACGGAAAAAATAAAAGAGGGTGTAAAAAAGTGGGCAAAAAATAACCCAATTAGAGTTCTGTCTTACACCCGGTCTGCGCAAACAAAAAGAATTTTACGTTCTCCGCACTGGCTTACCGAAGTAGACCGATGGATGATGCAAGAGGCTTATGAGCTAGCCGCCTTGCGCACCAAAATGTTTGGTTTTTCGTGGCATGTTGATCACAAGATCCCACTTCAGGGTGAAACTGTATCTGGCCTTCACGTTCCGCTAAACTTGCAAGTGATTCCAGGCAAAGAAAATGTTGCCAAATCAAACAAATTTGAGGCGGTGAACTAATGGC